CCCCGGTCAGGTTCGCCGACAGAAGTCGTATCGGGTGGGCGTCCATGGCTGAGACCAAATCAGCACACTGCGTGTCCACCTCTAGGGCCGCTCCCCTAGGTTTCAATAATGTTTTTGGCCGTTGATCAGACGGGTTTTTCTGGTTTTTCTCATTTTTAGGCATATTTGTGATTTTTATAATTAACAGGAATAACACAGGAGAGTTAGCCTCCTGACCAGAGCCGCAGCTCGGGTTTTTGGCAGCACATTGACCCCCGGGGCTAGGGCACACCTTCGGGTTGCACTGTCAAGCTATTCAATCAAAGAGGAACCGCAAAAAATGGCATTTCTTGCAGATAAAGCATGGCCTGCTCGGCCAAATAATTGCCGGCCTTGGTAATGCCGCCTTCCACAAAAGAGGATATCTGCGTTTGGGCGACATTATAAGCATGAGTGGCTACGGGGTTGGGCACAGGAGCAGTCTTAGTCAATTGCGCCAATTGGTCGGTTGCACTTCCCGGCTGTTGGATGACAGTGAACTCAACGTTAATGACATACTCGACTGTGAACAACGGTGCTGCATTAGTGGTGCTGCAACCAGTCGCTTCAACCACCAAAGTGGTCCAGTCGAGATCAGTTGTCGTAGTAGTTACGTTCGCTTTGTTTTTAAACAAGTGGGCGGTGGGTCCGATTGGTTTGGAAATCCAGGTGTATTCCATACCAGGAGCGAGATTGATAACAACAGACTCTGTAGAGGCAAGTGACCCCTTAGCTTGTTGGAGGGTCGCGATATCAGGGTTTGCTACAGTGGACAAGATGAGTGACCCCTGTGCTGTGGTGGCAGATCCGACGTTGCGGACAACGCAACCGAAGGAAACAATTCTGATTTCACGAGCATAATTGGCGACGAATGTATTACCTAATGCAGCGTAAACACTCCCGTAGTCCCAGTTACCGGTGACGGTTTGGGCTCCTCGACCCCAATAAATACCGTATCCGGGGATGTAGCAGTACTTCGCAGTACCGGTTGTTCCGTCAGCTACAACGCTGAGCAGTTCCCGAACTTGGTAAGGTATAGAAGGAGGTCCTCCGTCAGGACGTTGCGCTCCTCGGGCATGGACACAAAAAGGGTCCAACATACTGCAAACTGCGCGATGGTGATTGCGTACAACAGCGGGTCTCTGTCGCGTAGATTTGCTAACAGTCTTTGGAACTGGAATACCTGTTGCATTTGGTTGGTTTTTAGGTTGCTTCTTCTGTTTAGGTTGATTTTGGTTCTTTTTCTTTGATTTAGGCATAGTTGATATATCTTAGACACTTTGGATAGACATGGAGTATCGATACACCGCTGATAATTATATACACAGGACAAGTTTAATAATATATACATATGCACAAATGTTCCACTGAGTGGAGCTACATGTCGACTTTAAAACAGTGCTCGAGATGAGGCCAATTGACGGCTGTACCCATTTCCGTCACGTTGGCGAGAAGACGTGCGAAGTCCTCTTCATCTGCCTCAGTTAAGCCGTAAATTTCGTAACACATCGCGTACGATTCAGGCACGGGCTCGGCAAGGACCGTGCTACGGAACGACCACTCCTGGGTGGGTGCAGCATCCTCATAAGGGGTAACGCTTATCATCTTAGCGATGAAGAGCCGTAGGAACGGGACATGGTTGCACGTGGTTTGTAGACCACGAGCAACCGCGCCTGGTGACCATCCCCGCGGGTCCTTAACGTGCCATCCCAAACGAGCGATAACCCATCCGATGCACGGCCCGTAGATGGTGCCGTGGTCGGATGGCCAAGGGCGGTTTCTGCAGAAAATGGAGTGACGAGGCGGTTTAAGCGCGGCGGTAATCTCAAACCCCAGGTCTCGTGCAGCGGTCTGCACCTCCAGCACCACTTCCTCCTGAAACACACCGAACAAGCTCGCATCGTCCCCGTTGCACATGGCTACATAACGCACAGTTTCACCGTCAATCGGTTCACCCATGGTATGCACAACAGTGGCTGCGTTGTCGACAAACGACAACAAGGACACGTCCCCCGTGCCCGATGCTAACTTATCCTTAACTGTCGCGGCCAAGCCGTCCCTGGGAAAGACGACTTTAACATCACGCATGTGACGAATGGCTGCTAAGTATTTCCTCGATTTACTCCAGTGATCATTCAAGGCATAATATGAAGTAAAGCTGTGGATCGTTCTGTGACCCTCGAACTTCTCTTGATCCGTGTCCAACACCATCATTGCGGGGCCGAAGTGGTCGTAGGCTCTGTCAAAGTATGCCCCCAACTCCTCTGCCGTGTGGCCGGACGCCCAAAAGATAGGGCTCTCGGGTCCGAATTGTACTCGGTAACTGGCGGCAACCAACTTGAAGATCGGGCAAGCACACACCGCGGCACGTGGCGACATGCTGAAAATAGCACGCGGCGTTGTACCTTGGATATGAGACGGGACCCCTTTCTCCAACTTGATAAATCCACCCATCCGAAAATCACGCTTATTCAATTGGTTGTTAGCTTCCGAAAGGCTTGCCCACGCATCATAAAACGCTTTTCGTTGATTCTCGGGATAGTGCTCGATCCAAGTGTTGACATTAGACTCTGACAACACCTCTGGCTCCTTAAAGAGATAAGGATCGGCCAGTATGGACGAAGTGCTCAGTCGCTTGGCGGTGATTGCCTCCCAAGCAGCAGGAACAACAGGCACTTGATAGTCCTTAAGGGTACG